AGTTGGATGATTATCTTTGGACTTGGCACTCTACTGGGTGCCTTGGCAATCCTAGGCACTATGTCTTTTGCTATCTATCATGCCGTTATGACGGGTGGATTTAATATCTACCTGTTGGAACTTTTAGTTCTTTACTGGGGTGGGGCAGCATGTATCGTTCTTGCTGGTGCTGGTAACTTCTCAATAGACCATCTCATAAAACGGAGACTCACAAATGATTAAATCACTATTCAGTATTATGTTTGCTGCTTTGATGTGGGTGCAAGTCCCACAGTGGAGTGACGACTGGTCTAAGTGTGCTGTAGATGTGCCAGACACATCATGTCACTGGTATATCACAGCACCCGATAGCACTATGGGTGAAGGATTTAGTTGGGCGAATGCCCCCTGGTTCAGTGTCGAAGGTCTCCGAGACATTGGAGAACTTCACAACACAGTTCAATCACTACAGGAAGCATGATGAATAGTTTTGAAGTCACACTATACTTTATATGCTTTGCTCTTATTGCTGGTGGTGCCTTTGCTATGATGTGGGCTAATATTCAATCTATTAACATAGAGATGAATAAACCTAAACCTAAACCACGTCATCCTGAAGCACCACAGGCAGGTGAGGAGTTAATGTATGTTGATCTTAGTAGAGAACGTCTAGAAGACCTTTACAAACAAGAAAAAAGTTGATATAATACAGAGACCTTAGGGTCTCTTTTTTTATCTTTAAATAAAAACTATTATGACTTACAAAATTTATTCACGGGACGGTTGTCCTTATTGCGTTAAGGTTGAGCAGGTGCTACAGTTAGCAAAGTTGGATTATGAGGTCTACAAACTTACACAAGACTTTTCGAGAGAAGAGTTTTATGAAAAGTTTGGTCAAGGTTCAACTTTCCCTAGAGTAATTCTTGGAGAAGAAGTTCTTGGTGGATGTACTGAAACAGTCAAGTATCTAAGAGAACAGAAACTAGTCTAGGTTCTTGGAAGTATAGTTATGGTAGAAACCCACGACGATGAAAACGACAAACTAAATAATGATGAACCCCATATAAATCGGGGAGTAGAATTGCTACTAAGAAATAGGAGGAAGCAAGAACCACCAAAGACTTTCCAAGTGAAGTTTGGAAAAATGGTTTCCTTCCTCCGAAGAGAAATTGTTTTACACTTTAACTTTTACTTGGACATTAGAAAAAAGTAGGAGAATCGAAATGTTAGCAGTAACTCTCACCATCAGTACACTCATTTCAATAATGTTCTTTTTTGTTGGAGGTGTAGTAGGATGGTTAGCAAAGGATCATTTTTATCAAACTCAACCTGTTTATATGCATCCTGAAATGTTTGATGAAAATGGTAATATTTTACCCGATGAAATTTTAGCAGTACGATTTGAAAACGATTATGAGCCCGACGAAGACAACGAAGACGACTAAGAATGAAGTTCTTCCACAAAACCCGTTTGTATTTGAAGTTCTGGAACTTGCAAGTAAGCAAAGAACTAAAGCAAAAAAAGTAGAAGTTCTACAAGAGTATGAACATGATGCTCTTAAGGCAATTTTCATTTGGAACTTTGATGAGACTGTTGTATCGGTGGTCCCTGAAGGTGAAGTTCCTTATGGAGACATTAGTGACCAATCTGTTTATAGTGGAACCTTGTCAGACAATTTAGAAAAGGAAATGAAAGGTGGTGAGTCTGCCACTGGTCAAGATTTGGATGGTAGAGGTAAAACTTCTCTTCGCAGAGAGTGGCAAAATCTTTATCATTATATAAAAGGTGGTAACGATTCTTTAAACAAGACTCGTAGAGAAATGATGTTTATCAACTTACTGAGGGGACTTCACCCAAAGGAATCTCAGGTCATTTGTTTAGTCAAAGATAAAGGTTTGCAAACTAAATATAAGATAACTAAAGATGTTGTTGAGACCGCCTATCCAGATATCCAATGGGGAGGTCGTGGATGACAGTAGCAGTAGAACAGGAGAAAGAAATGGTTAACGGAGAGGACACCGGAAGCAATATTACTCCCTCCGATTATGGGTGTCAGATTCTGCAAGAGAATACTACCTTAGAAAAGGCAAATGATAAATCTCTCCCCAATGATGCCATACTAATCTGGTATGTTGTTGATGGTGTAGAGATGGTTGATTTGACTAGATGTAAGAAGACATCACAACTTTTTGATATGTATTATGATAAGTATGGTCCTGGTGCAGTTAAAAAGATGGATTTTGGATATGGACAAATGAATCCCAAACTTTGGGGATTTAAACCAAAAAATGATGGAAAGAAAAAATGAGTGATGGTTTTGATGTTAAGGTTGAGATGCCTAGAGAGGACATTGATAAACTTCTGAAGAAGTATAAACATCTAAAGAAATATCAAAAGTCTAATATCTTTGCCGTTAAGACTATGAATGGAACGGAAGATTTAATTAGTAAAATGGTAAGAGAAGTTGAAGATGATCCTATCTGATTTGCGTAACTAAGATGCTATCTACTCAATATAGACTACGACTAGAATTTATTTGTAAAAAAATTGCAAATGGAGAAGAAGTTAAATTAGATGATATGGTATGGGTGCAGAAACTTGCTAAGTCACATACCCTTGCTAGAGACTGGTTGCAAAAAGCACGTCGTCAAGCTGCTCAAAATATTGAGGAAGGTAGCACAGATGATTTTCTGAATAGGATGGGACTAGGAGACCCCGACCCATCCAATCACAAAAGGGGATTTGATAGTGCGGAAGATATTAAAGACTGGTTCCAGCAGGATAGACCTGACGACTGGAGACAACGTGATTGATTATGTTTGTATCCCGACTTGGGATCCTATCTTTGAATGTATGCGCTATCATTGGGTTCACAAGTCTGAAAAGAATCCTGTGCAATTCGTAAAAAATCTCAACCCAGAACAAAAAGTGCTATGAGTAGTAAGATGATGTTCTTGGTTGACACTGGCGATGGCAGATGTGTCAGTCATGACGGGTATATTCAACTCGGTAGTTTCTCTCACACTGTAGAGAAGCATCTTGAACTATGTCCCCATCAAGAATGGCAAGTAACATACTGGATGCCTGACCCATTTATTATTAGATACCCCCGACCCAATTATCAACATACTATGAAGAAGAACGAAGGTTCTCCTAGAACTGATAATGCTGCTGACAGTAGACCTAGAGACTTCCCAGACCAAGCAGAAACTAGATTAAACAGAACACTATGAAGATGTGGGAGACAAAATGCGTTGAGTGTGGTAAAATGGTCCCAGCGAACAAAGCACCTCAGATAGGACATCAAGCACCTGATGGTAGTTGGACAAATTCGTTATGTAAACCTTGCTGGATAAAAAAGAACAATGGATAATTTTAATGAACCAGGATCATCGAAAGGAATTGATGATACTTTTAAAAAGTTTGCTGTCGAATGGCAACTAGATAATGTTGTGAGATTACTTGGTGGTAGTCTTGAGCATTCTAATTGCTACGATTATGGTGATGAAAATGCTCAATATGAAAAGTATGTAATCAAATTTAACCGCAAATCTAGGGAGACTGATTAATGCGAGCAGTAATTTATTCCAATGGAAATCAAGAATGTCAGCGTATGACACATCTTTTACAGAGTCTTGGTGAAGAATTTCATCAGTATGAATTAGATAAAGACTTTACTACTTCACAGTTCTCTGCTGAGTTTGGTTCAGATGCAGAGTTCCCTCAGGTAGCTATTGGGTATAAACATATTGGCAGTATAAAAGAAACACTTCAGTACCTTAAAACAAAAGAAGTTCTATGAATGATATTTCTAAAGATGCTAAACGTAGGAGAGCACTCAATCTCTTCATTGAAAGTGTTATCAAACCTGACCATGAATTGAGAGGTGATGCTCATAATCAGGAGTGTTATCCTGAACTAATGGAAGTTAGGGAGGAGATTCTAGGATACCTTAGAAAGCGGTAACATATGTCACAAGACGTTTGTTAATATAAATAATGTATGGTATAATTACCATACGTTCATCTCACTTTAGGGTGAGACGCAAGTAAGTCGCGGAACGGATCGTTCATCCGTCTGAAGACGGACGCAAACGACTAAAGGAACGGACCTAAAAATCCAATTACTTTAGGAGTAACAACATGAACACACTTAATCTAATCCGAAAGCAGATCAATAAGGCATCTGCGTTACACAACGCACAGATTAACCACACCTCATATCGTGGTGTAGATTATGATACTCGTTGTGTAGAATCGAAGGAGACTCACGGTACATTCTGCTATCGTGGACAAGTATACGCTAAGTGATTTATTAACTTACATTACAGAGAGGGCTACAAACCCTCTCTTTTTTTGTATTTACTTATCAAATTAACAAATGTTAGTGAATAAACACAAAGCAGTCTAAATAATAATAGAACAGAGGTGCTTATGATATGAAATTTACTATATCATTTTTTCAAAAGTAAATATTCGTATAATGAGGGATATTATGCACAATCTCATTTCCTACAATCAGTTAGCAGGTTGGAAACAAAGCGTAGAACGACTGACTCATACCTTAAATCGTTCGATAGAAGAATCCGATCTTTTAAATGATTATTATAGTTGTCTTATAGACTGTGATGATAAACAATCGGTATGTAAAAGAATCTGTAGGAGGATTTTAGTAAATTAAACGTTTCGCGGGGTTGCTACCCCGCTTTTTTTGTGCTATAATACCTTTGAGTATGTGCTTCCTATGGACAAAGAAAAACTCAAACTGATTGTGAGTAATCTAAAATCTCTTGTAGAGAACCTAGAGTCTGAAGTATATTCAGATGTAGATGCATATGCTACAACTCAAGAGAATTTTGACGACCCTGCATCTTACTACCTACCCATTTCAGATTACGACGAAGTTTATGAGGAAATAGATGGATAAGATAGATACACAAGGAATGAGTTTACCTAGTGATGGTAAACCAAAATCAAAGAGAATATATCCACCATTGGTTATACCAAAACGAAATGTCTTTACTGATTTAGAAAGACAAGAACTAAAAGACATTATTAACGAGACACTAGATGAAAGAGAACAGCGTAAATCTAATTAGCGTAACTCCTGATGCGGAGAAGCACATGGCATACTGTGCCAGGGTGAGTAATCCAAACAACCAGGACAATGAGAAGTTCTCTGGACTGCTTAAGTATTGTGTGAAACATCAGCACTGGAGCATCTTTGAGCAGGCATACATGACTGTTGAGATCAATACCACTAGGGGAATTGCAGCTCAAATACTGCGCCATAGGAGCTTCACATATCAAGAATTCTCACAACGCTATGCTGATAGTAGTTTGTTGGCAGATCAGATTCCTCTGCCAGAACTTCGCAGGCAGGATACAAAGAACCGTCAAAATTCTATTGATGATGTTGATCCGTTTACAAGGCAGAGGTTTGAGATCCTGATGCAGGAACACTTCAAGCGTAGTATGGAACTATATCAGGAGATGCTTGAAGCAGATATAGCAAAGGAATGTGCTCGTTTTGTGCTTCCCCTCGCCGTAGGGACAAAAATTTACATGACGGGTTCAGTAAGATCATGGATCCATTATATCGATTTGCGTTCTGCTAATGGAACGCAGAAAGAACATATGGATATTGCAAATGCAGTTAAATGTATTTTCTGTTGTCAATTCCCTTCTGTTGCTGAAGCACTTGAATGGGAAAGGCATGAAGACTGTCCAGATTGCCAAGATCAATCATCAATCACACTCGAATAATAAATAAATCATACATTATTTAAATTTTATGGCTACGTATCCTATTATCAATAAGAAGACAGGTGAACAAAAAGAAATTGCTATGAGTATTCACGATTGGGATCAATGGAAGACGGATAACCCTGAGTGGGATAGAGATTATTCCGATCCAACTACATTTCCTGGCATCGGGGAAGTAGGAGACTTCCAAGACAAACTGAAGAAGACTCATCCGGGG